GTGAACTGCGGCAGCAGTTGCTGATAGATCTGGTCGTAAGTAAGTTGAGGCGTGCTTGAGGCTGCGGGCGCATTGAACCCCATAGCCTGCAAGAGCGGATTGATTGCAGCGGTGCCCAGGTTCCGATAGGGCGCAAGGTCGTCCCGAATCTGGTTGAACTGGTTATTTTGAAGCTGGGCGGCTTGATTGGCGGCGTCGGCCTGGGTCTGGGCGGCATCTTCGGCGGCGTTGGAGCTCATCAAGCCCCCGACCAGAGAGGTTCCGGCGCTGATCGCAGCCGTCACGGGATCGTAGGCGCGACGGTTCCGGGTGACGCGAGGATCACCCGCAAGCGGATCGCCCAGCGGATCGAGCATCACGGAATTTCGGGACGGTTTAAACATAATTCGGTTTCTCGCAACGTAGAAAAACGATTCCATCGAACCGCGCTACCTCATGAAAGCCCAGGCGCGCGCAGAATCTCAGTCCCGCCACATTGTTTTCCGACACGGCGGTTTTCGCGCATCCATACCGGTTTATCAACGGCGCGAGTGTTTGCTTGATATGCCGACGCATCACAAACCCCGGTGTTTTCGTGTAGCCAACGTGTATTTCGTTCCCCTTGACCAAAACGCCCCCGATGAGAGCGTTTTTATCTACAAGAGGAAACGTTTCCCAGCCATCGAAAGAACGTTCGAACTGCGCGAAGCCAAACCCAGCGGGCAGCCGCATTCGCACCGAATCAAAGACGGTGTGGAGGACCTTTTTTCTGCTCAATTTGTGGCAAATACCATATCGGGCGCATCCACGTACGTGATGCGCAGTTGATCGCCGGTCGCCAGGAAGAAGCACCCGTAAAAAGCGCCTGTCGGATACCAGGTGACGCCGGCATCCCGGGAAAATTCCAGATTGCTGATGCCGCCCCCGGCAATGAACACGACGCCGCGCGAGGGGGCCGTATAGACATACGGCGAAGCGTCGAGCGTTACCGGGACGGCCGGCGTCACATTGCTATCTGGCCCCGGAGGGCCTTGCGGGCCTTGCTCGAGTACAAAATCCAGCACCTGAGAGGGGCTTGTACCGTGAATCGAAACCTCCGGCTCAGGTCCGCTTGTCACCGCCCCTATGGACAGTACATTCGACGGACCCGGAGGGCCGACCAGTCCTTGGCCTTGGCTACCACCCGTTCTTTCATACAGCCCAATGAAAAATCGCCACCATGCCTCATTGATACGGCCATCGGCCATTAACGGAACTTGCGGGGGCGGAATGTTGCCTGTGAGGTTCTGGGTCATTGCGAAACAGGCTTGACCTGCACAAAGGCTCCATTCAGGGCCGTTTTATTCGTCGTAGACCACGACAATTCGAACACGCGATCACGCGCATATCCAAGCCGCTGGAACTGAATCGACCTCAGATACTGACCCTTGGCGCCCATGCCCGATTGGATGGCATTGCCCCAGCTTGCTCCCCGCGTATCACTCCACCGCAGAGACAGTTTCGGATCGTCGTTCGTGTCGTCTTGGCCCACCTGCATGTCCGCGATGAACTCCCGGTACATGATCCGGTTTCCCTCTCCAACGAGGTGCGGGAAAGAGCGCAGCCGAACAATGGGCCCGTCGTTATCCGTCGTAAGATCGGAATCCAGGGCATAGAGGTTGCCATTGTCCCGATCCCCGACGAGCCACATGTTGTTCCAGAAGGCGAAACAAGCCCCACGATGACGCCGAAACTGTCCCTGCTCGTCGGTCCAGAGCCATTCATGCCATTGATTCGTTGAGAGGTCGAACACCCAGGTTTTATCTGCCGTGGGAAAGGTCAGCACATAGAAGAAGTGGCCGCCCATCTGATAGGTGTAGCCCAGGGCGTCGTCAATCCTCGAGTATCCTTGAAACTCGATTTCCATGGCATGCGTGGAAATACGCAGGCCGTCGAAGTTCGACGACCTCATGATCACTGCGTGGCCCTGCGGATCCTGCGAGAGCCAATATACGGAGCCATCCATTGCGGCCACCGAGGCTTTCGCGGCGATGCCGTGCTGGATGAAAACACCCGGAACACGACCGAACGTGAAATCCTGGTTCCCTGCGTCGTACCAGACTTCCGTGGTCTGCTCGCCCATCAGGTAGACGTACCGTTTCGTGACGATGAGCGTGGAAAGAGAATCGGGCGCGCCGGTTTTCGCCGCGAAATCCAGCGGGTCCCACGTCACCGCGAAAGGCCCCGAGCAATACCACTGGTTCGTGCCCGGCCGGTTCAGGACCAGAAAACCGTCCACGAAATCGACGCGATCCCCGCCATAGAAGGCGTCGTCATCGATCTGGGCAAAGCCGTTTGAGGCAAGATCAATCGTGTAGCCGTTCGCTGTGCCGTCCACCAGTACGATGGTCTGCGTGTTGTCAGCCATCGACACGGGGCCCAGCGATGTGCCAATGGTGCCGACACTCGTAAATTCCCAGGTCTTGCTGATCTGGTACACCGTATTGCCAACCACTGCATACAGCGCGCCATTACTGGCCGCGTACAAGCATCGGTAAGCGCTGGTTCCAGCGGTAGCCAATAGCTTTATCCCGGCCGTCGGGTAATGCGTGGTCGGGAAGGGGGAGTCGGAAGGGTTGTTCTCCGGATACAGGTTCACGCAACGCTGGCAGTCCGCAATGAGGCTGCGCGCCTCATAGGCTCCCGTGGTCAGCGCGACTTTCATTGGTTCTGGTCCGCGTAGACGTTGTAGTGGCCGCTACCCAATAGGTCAGATGGCATGCGCAATAGCGGAATCTGCGCATTGATGTTGCGGATCGTGTTCAGAGACCCTTTCGCGAGCGCCACGACAGCCGGATTGGGAGGCAATCCATACATCGGAAACATCCGAACGGCCAGGTTGTACATCAACGCCTCTTGATACTCGTCAGGCATGTTGATGTCGTCATAGACCGTGGCGAACTTCTGCAACTGCTCCATGACCGTGATGTGGATCGAGTACAGGCTTGTGGGAATCGGCCAGATAAAAAGGTTTCCCAACGGATAGGCCGAATCGTAGAAGGCGTACCGAGGGAAAGACTGCATTCCCTTGATGGGAATCTTGTCATAATCTTCGCGAGATTTGAGGATTTCAAGGGGATAATCGACCTGATAGGGCGTCGCGATGGCTTGACGCATGTAGGCGTATTCCAGCTTGGCGGGACGCATGATATCCACGTCACCTCCCGCGCCTACGGTGTAGGACTGCGCACCAGTGGCAGGAAAGGATGTCTCCACCAAGTGGTAGACCATGTACCGCTTCCTCTGCCACTGGGCCAGCATCATGTTCAACAGCGCGAAAGAATCGCTCATGTCCTCGGCGCTGGCGGTTTGACCCACGCCAAGCACGCTAGCCTGCTTCAGGGACAGAAGAATCAGATCGTTTGGGGTCATGTTTCGGTCGTCCACGTCGCTTGGGCTGCTCTTTTTCCGCGACGATGGGCTCTTGGCTTTCGTCGTGAATCAGAACGCGACCCGCATCGGTTTGCACCCACTTCGGGTATTCCTGATGCGCGTAGTGAGGGGCTTTGTAGGGCATGCGAAAGAGGGAGGGTTTCCCCTCCCTCGCTCCTCTTAGAGAACGTCAGCGACGGCAACACCCCATTCCCCACGTACGGTCGCCCAGCCGTAGAGAATGTCCAGACGGGTAATGAAGTCGTCGTTGACCACGTCGTACGCACTGATCATGCGCATGGACACGCCGTCGTAGTTCTCGCGTGCGGCTTCCACGACGCCCCGGCGCGGCAGTTCCAGGTCAGCGGTCGCAAGCGTGAGCGCTTCCGGGCGGAAGGCCACGTTCTTGCGGAAGGTGACTCCCGCACCACCGACCAGCGTGATGGTCGCGCCGTTCGCGGGAGAAGCTGTCACGGTCTGATACTGCACCGCGACACCCCCCGCACCGGCCGGCACCAATGCCGGATAGATGGGAATGGAGGTTGCTCCGGCAGCCACATTGGCGGTTACCACGAACTGCGCAAGCTCCCCCGTGTCCTTTTTGGTCACGCGGTTGACGCCATTCACCTCTTCGAAGGTGATGATGTCGCCCTTGTTGAAAGTGCCAGTGATGGCCGAAACGGTGATGCTGCTACCGGTTTGATTCGCACCGTTCACGTCGCCGGCGGAGTAGGACCCATTGGTGTGCTTGATCGTCGTCTGGTCCATGAACCAGTCGAAACCCAGCGTGTCGCGAGCCATCTCGCCAGTGGCGTACTGGCCGGAAATCTTGACCTGGGGATTGAACAAGCCCGTGAGGCTCGCCACGGTTCGGGCCTGGGTCAGGGGATCAAGCATGATTTTCCGACGATCTCGCGGCGCGGAGACGTTATCGAGCTTGGCGCCGGCCAGCAGCCACGTGGAAGCATCAGGCGTCGCAATGCCGGACGAATCCTTGTAGACCAGATTGGAAAAGCCCTCCGTGCCTTGTGCGAGATTGGACGCGACGCCGCCTGCCAGGACGTTGACGGCGGGCGCAAGGATGCGTTCGCTGAAATCATCCAGGCTCAGCGCCAGGTCGGCGGACGAAAACGACATGTCCACGCCCTGCTGAGTAGCGACGGTCAGCGGCACTTCCTGCTCGTTCGTGCCCTGAATGGATGCCACCTTGCCGGTACGGACCGTGTAGTCGTTCGGCAGACGAATACGCAGCGTGTCGCCGATCTTGGCGCCCGTTTTCGCGAACTGATCGTCGTATTGCTTGTCGACGCTGCGCAGCAGGGCGTTCGTGTTGGTGAAAAGTCGGATCGCCTCGCGGGTGATCATGTTGATGGTGAGAAGTGAGTTTGCCATGTCAGAGCCTCATTACTTGGATTTGGAAAGGGTTTCGTTGCGCCAGCGCATCCATTCCTCGGTTGACATCTTTTCGGGGTCCTTCTCGACCCGCGTAGATCCGTCAACAGGGGTGATGGGTGCCGGCGCACCAGACACAGGAGTCGGCGCGGTCTTGCCCAGCCTGTCAGCCATACGGGCGAGTTCCGCAGCCATCTTCAGAGGCGGCAAAGACAGAACACGGGAAGCTTCTTCGGGGTTTTTGCCCAAGGCGTACAGCACCTTGTGACCATCCGGGAGGTCGGTGGCGACTTCCAGAAATTCGGGCGTCAAACCCCCCAGCATGCCGAATGTGCGCAGGGTTTCATCAAAGTCTTTGAACTCTGTTTTGCCCTTCGTGTATGCGGTATTGCAGGCCTCGTCGAACTTGGTCTGCTTGAGCCGGGCCTGCGCAATCTGATCGGCGCGCGTCTCGATCTGCTCCTGAGTCAGGGGCTTCTCCGAGGTCGTGTCACCAGGCTTGGCAAGCTGTGCTTCGAGTGCTTCGCGCTTGCGGCGCTCTTCGTGCTTTTCCCGGGTCAGTTGATCGATCCGACGCTGAACCCACGCGGGCGTTTCCTTGTGCTCAGGATCGGCGGGAGGGTCAGTCTCGGTGTTGACTGGCTGATTTTCGGGATTGGCGGTTTCCGCGCCCTGGACGGACTCAACAGCTTCGGGCTTCTGCGTCTCTTCGGTCGAAACCGTGGAGGACTCTTCCACAACTTGGCTATCAGGCATGATTTCTCAAGAAAATGCATCGACATAGCGGTCGAAGTCGCTTCGCGCTCATTGCGCGGGCAAAGAAAAACCCGCCGGAGCGGGTTCAGGAGTTGGTAAGGCTTGGTTCGGTGGTGAGCCGGTTGGAAGGGGGGTATTCAACGCCTGAATGAGTAGTTGCGCGGTCAGCGTGGCAATCTGCATGGGATCGGGCGGCGTGACCTTCATGCGGTCCGTTTCGGCCTTGTAGCTGTCGATCTGGACCTTCTGCTGTTCGATGCTGCCGTCATATTTGGCGCGCTCGAGATCCTGGGACATTTTTTGCAGAACCTGTCCCATCTGCTGCATCTGTTGCTGCATCTGCTGCACTTCGGGCGGCGGAACTTCGCCCTTGATTGCGGCAGGAACCATCCGCTCGAGGCGTTCTGCCAGCTCGTCAGCCATGGGGAAGTCGGCGGCTTTCATAATCAAGTCGCCCGCCACCTTCATGATTTCCGGGTTCTGGCTGGCGATTTGTGTCAGAGCGTTGAACGCTTCCTCTCGTCGCGTCTGGTATGCCGGGCCAATGTCGGCCACCACGTCGTATTCCCCGACATTGGGGTTGAACGCGATCTTGATCTCGTTGGTCATTGCGTCGCGCTGCTCGACCATGGCCGCCTGCGCCTGGGGATCGACGGTAACAGTGCTTTCGGTGCCATCCTTGCCGAGAATGCGAATGACGCGCTGCGTGTCATAGATTTTTGGAATCAGGTCGATCAGGATCTTGCCGGTGAATCGAACCGCTCGGCTCAGGTTGTCGATGTAGTGATAGGTGGCCCGGTCCCCCTGACGTCGACGCTGGTTAATGGCCACGCCCGAGGTTTCGTTGCTCGGTGCGCCCATGGCCGCGTCGTACTGACCAGACACCATCCGCATTTCCTCGGCGGCGTTCTGCATCATGGTCAGGTACGCAGGCGCAGCGGTGGGCGGCTGCTGACGTTGAGGGGCGGCAATCGGGTTTCCGGCATCATCCAGACCGTTATACGGCAAATACGAGTGCGTTTCCGTATTCGCCGTGGCCCAATAATTCTCGAAGCCCTGGATCGCTTCGGTGGCTGCCACATACGGCTGCTTGCCTTGCAGGGCAATGAACTCCACGCAGGCCGATGAGCCGTAGTTGTACATCCGCTGCGGGTCTTTCAGAGCCCGGACATGGCCCTTGCGATCAACCTTGCCCTCGATGATGACCTCTTCCCCGATCACGCGCACGATGGGGACGTACTTGCCAGGCCATTCTCGGCGGTCGATGACTTCGGTACCGGCGATCAGACACCATTTCACGGTCGGCGTTTGAAGAGCCCGCTTTGGAATGCTGTCATCGGCGAGGAATGCCTTGGCCGCAGCAGCGTCCAGTTCGGAGGCGCGCACCATCTTCGTATCGTCACCGGCCTGAATGGCAATCAGCGTGTCCGAGCGCATTTCCACGTAGTAGTACTCGCAGACCCGGACATGATCCTTGTCGCACCAGTCGTCCCCATTGCCGAGCGCCGCGGTCGTGGTGATGTTCTCGTGGCCCGGATATTTGACCTTGAACTCGTCGGTGGTCAGATCGTCGAAGATGAACCCGAACTTGGCATCCGAGCCGTCCGCTTCCTTGATGTCAGGATCCAGGTAGACGGTCATCGGATCCTTAATGCGCCGAATGAAGATTTCCTGATCGAAACTGTGGGTATTCGCATAGTCTGTGATGACGCGCCAGTAGCCGATGCCCCCGAACACCTGAAACTCGGTCCCGGTGTCATACGCCGCCTGGGCGTTCGAGGCGTATTCGATGTGCCGGATGATGCCTTCGTAGATCTGCGCCGCATCGTAAGTGGCCTGGGTCGACACCGGATGCACGATGACACCAGGCTTGTTCTGCTTGGCGTCGTTGATGATCTGCAGGCAGTGCTGACGCGTCTTGTTGATCGTCAGGCACGGCCGGCGGTCGATCTCGCGCGTACGCCGTAGGGCATCGGGCCACTGGTACTGATTGTCCGGATCGCCGTTGCCGAATTTCAGGTCATCTTCGAATAGCTGACGCGCGCGCGATTCCCAGTCCTCGCAGCGCTTGAACCGGTCTTTCGCGGTTCGGATCAGCTTTTCGTCAGGGGCTTCTTTCTTCGCGGCCATCAGTTCATCCAGCCTTGGGCGCCGACAAAGGGCTTGGGCTTAGGTTTCGGGGCCGGGGCTTTGCGTTCCTTAACGATGCCTGGGAAAAGCTCCGTAAGCGCCCAAATAAGGGAGTCGGCGCGGTTCGGGCTCTTTTCGCCGAGGTAGCCGACAGTGGAAAAGGCCGACAATTCGTCTTCTAGCTCCATAAAATCGCCTACGTGCCGAACCTTACCGGCCTCATACAGCGCGCTGATTGGCTCTGCTCGCACGGCCTTACCGCGTGTTGCCGTCACAGACTTGTAGGGGGTGCGTGGTCTGGCAGTTTGGATCGTGTGCTGCACCATCGCTCCTCCGTAATTGATCTCACCCACCACCACATCCGCTGCGTGACGGTCATAGGCGCTCGTGGCCACCTTTGACCACGTAGCGGGCCCAGCCTTAACGGTACAGTCTTCCAGCAGGTACGCATTGCCATCTGTGCCGAGCCCCACCACGCAAATCCCGATGGCGTCGTTATCGGCATTGTCGACATCACCAGACCCAGACGGGTCGACCGACACCACTACACGCACGAAGTCAGGCACGACGCCATCCAGAACGCGCCATTTATCGATGTCTTCCTCGTGGAAAAGCTGATTAGGCGTTGCGTCGGCGAACTCGCCCTTCAGAAATCGCTTTTGCAATCTGGCGCCCAGGCTCTTGAGCGTGTCTAGATATCCAGAAGGCAGGTTCTCGAGATTGTCCTCGGGGTTCATCTGCATGGATGCGTAGTCTTCTGGTTGCGCAAGCGCCTTTTTCGTGTCCGGATCACGCTTTTCGACAAACAGCCGGTACGTCCAATGGCTCTTTGGCGGCGGGTTGCAGTCAAAGAGCATTCTCGGCTTCAATACTTTCGGCTCGATCCCTTCGACCGCTTGCATGACACTCTGGGCAAGCCGGGTAATTGCAATGCCAACGCTTCCCCACGGAATCTGACTGCATTCGTTTAGATAAATGGTCACAAATTCCATGCCCAGGATTTTCTCGGTGCGTTCCTTGTCGTCCAGTCCACCAAACCAGATTTCAGCCCCATTGGGCAGTCTGGCGAACCAATCTGTCTTGCTCAGCTCGTAAGGGACGCCGGGAAAGCAGAGGCTCATGACTTTCGGGAACGTGTCGAAAATGATCGATGCCTTGATAGCATTGAAACGAAACCGCAAAATGGCGTGGCGTGAGCCTGGTGCCTTGATCGCCCGCATGCAAACCGTACGCACCAGCAAAAACGTCTTGCCCGAGCGGGAGCCGCCGAACAGCATGATGTACGTGGCGAGACTCGACAGAATGCCTCGCGCCTCTTGCTGTTTGGCTGTGAATTTCACAGACCTTCATCGAGTGCGGACATCACCACACGTAAATTTCCCGAGTGTTCGACTTCCTGCTTCTCCCGCCAATTCTCAGGGTCGCGATTCTTCAGCCAGAAGATGGCGGCGGTAGTGTCTGGCGGATAATGCTTACGCAGCGGTGTGGTAACGATGGTGTTGTTGATGACGCGTATGTCCGTCTCGTCATGCTCGTAGCCCATTGCGCGTCGGTACAGACTCTGTTCCACGCGCCGATCGGCTTCTGCCTTCGGAACCCTTATGGACTCCGAAAACTTTGGGTGCTGAACTTTCCAGAGGTTGATCGTCGAGACAGCCACCTCGAAGAAGTCGGCCAGTTGCGCATCAGTGGCGCCGAGCTTGCAAAGCTTCGCGGCCTGTGCTGCGTACTCAGCCTTATACTTCGATGGGCGACCGCCTTTGTCCACGTCTGTCATTTCTTTTTCAGCTTCTTATCAGCTTTGGCGTCGATCTTCGCCTTGGCCGACGCGCTCAGTTTTCCGGCGTTGTATTCCTGGCTTGCCCTCGCTTTTGCATTGCGAGCATGACTTTTATCGGGCATCGGGTATTTTCGGCTGCCGGGCTCGCCAAAGTCCGACTTCGGCAAAATCTTCCGGCGTTTGGTGGAGAGATCGCTCATAAGTGGCCCAAAAAATTCGGCCCGGGAGTACGAGACTCAACCGGGCCGGGAGGTGGCAGCGAACTGCCGGGAGGAGACAACTGGAGCGGATAGACGGAATCGAACCGTGCTCTGCGAGGCTTGGAAGGCC